AGGCCCCATGTCGATTACCAAGTAATGCTCTCTCGCGTTCTCGTCAAAACCGCTTATCCGACACATGTGCTTGTCGTGGATGATATTCCAGTGCTTGTATTCTGTGTAGTGGGTCATCTCGTGCGACATCTCAATTCCCCATGTAAGTGCCGCTAGATGGTGCTGTTCTTCCACCGCGTGGCGGCACTTTTGCAACCGCGTTCTTGTGCCCTACAGCCATATACCGCGCCGCATCAGCGCCATGTGAAGCCCAATTATGCGCTGGATAACTGCGAAACACCTTGTTTTTCTCGTCCCAATCCTTGTGATAATCAGACAATGCGAGCAAGCCACGAGCGCACTTCTCAGCGTCGAACCAGCAATTAGCCAGGAATGCGCGCAGTGCGTTGATGCCGTCGTCAATTGGAATGTTCGGCACGATCTGAAATTCGATGCCAAGTGATTTTGCTGTCTCGCGCCGTGTCAGCGGCCTGCCTTCCTTCCCGCCGTTGCCGAACTCGCGCACCTCTAGGTCGTGCGGCCCGTGGTGAGCCTTGTAGACGTATGGTTTCTTTTGCAATTCCTTTGCGTAGAATCCCAATGCCTCGCCGGAATGCTCTATATAGTCAATGACATGAACCTCGCGCCCGATAGTCTGCGTGAGCCAAATAGCTGTCGAGTCTCCAACGCCAATGTCCCACCATGTTTCAACGCCTACACTAGGGTCCCATGGAATGCGACCGATGCGGTTTTCTGCTCGTGCTTCCGCGATCTGCTTGCCGTAATAGCTGCCCTCCTGGACACCCTCAAAACTGACGTAATACTCTTGCTGAATCATCTCCTCGCTGACGCCCTCGAGGCGCTCTGCCTCGATCATTTCAGGAGTAATAACCGGCGTTCCGTCTGGCCGCTTAGTGTCGTCAACCGATAGCTTACTCACAAACCAGTCTGGATTATTGACGGCCATGTTGTACAAAGTGTAACCGTGATTCTTGCCGCGTGGCGTGTAATCGAAAGCCGCCCATCCCCCGTTTTCCAGCAAGATGGGGCGAATAAACTCCCAGGCGCTTGGGTCTTGAAGCGAATATTCGGCGAACACGCAGCCAATTGGATTTGTTGACATCAAAGAATCAATCTTCTCCGTGCCGACGATTTGGAATATGCTGCCGTTCTTATATTCGATCTTGAGTTCGGTGCTGTTTTCCTTCAAGACCAGCTCTTTGGGGAAATGCGAGCGAAACGGGAAGCCCTCCCGGTCCATGCCGTCCCAAATGGCCTTCTTGCCTTGCGCATAAGTCGGGAACAGGTACAAGTAGAGACCGACTCGCTTCTGCATTTCGCGTGCAGTCAGATTGATGAATGTTTTTTCTTTTCCGCTTCTTCGATGCCAGATTGCTATCAGCCTCTTGATCCCCGAGTCGAACGCGGCGAGCGGCGGTATCTGGTACTCACGCGGAATAAAATTGTAGGGCAGGGTTACTTGCGTCATTTCGACTTTGACCGCTTCTCAGCCATCCGCAATCTTGCCTTCTCTTTCAATTCTTGAGCATGCGATTCCTTGTATCGAGCATCACGCGCTGCTTTGCCTGAAATGTTCGCGTCGCTTTCAGTTGTTCGCGTCGCCTGTTCGCGTCGCTTTGGCTCGATCTTGTCTGCTGTCGTCACTTCAGGAACTTTGGCAACAATCGTTTCAACGCTGGGCTTGACGTTCACCGGCCCATCGTGAGCTATGCCGCGCTTCATAATGCTGTCGAGCGCACTTCCGAACTTGATCATAGTCAACCTTTAGGGTTTGTGCTGCGATGCGTAGTCAACGATTTGCACTTGAAGCGGCGCACCGTCTTTGCCGCTGACCTCGACACTCGCAAGCTTTGCGTGAACATATGGGGCCGCGCCTTTCGAGGCGTCAAGCCGCACGGACAGAGGGTTTGAGACATCGTTTAGGACTTGCAGCATGTACTCTAGCGGGGTTAGCCCGGAAGCGGCTACAGCGGCCTCTACAGCGGCCGTACGCTTGTTTTTCGTGCCGACAACTCTCCCCCCGGTTTTTTTCCTAGTTTTTTCTATTTTTGATTCAGAATCTTTCATGTTGTAAATTATAGACTATTAAAAATAAATTGAAATAGTTCTTGAAATGCGCACATTGTGCGTATATACTTCAGTCATCGGTTCAACAAACCAACCGCGCCTCGGGTCTCAGGGGCTGGAGAAAATAAAATGACTACATTCCGCTGCAATCCCAAATATCAGGAGACAAAAATCATGAGCACATCACAAGAATTCAACGTCACAGTCAACGGCAAAGATTACAACGTGACAACTAGCACTCAAGGGTCGCGTGACCATTTTGTCATCACCGCGCATAACGGCGCGATCCGCGTCACCGATCAGTCCGGTGAATGCAACCCGCTGCGCACTCTGTGGGGTAGCTGGAAGTATCAAACCACGCACGGCGCAGCTCGCACATCGATGGAACTCAAGTGCATCCGCGAGGCCGTTGAATACGAGGTGCAAGCGCACATTGATTTCTGTTTTGAGCAAATCGACGAGGAACAATAATGTCAACATATCAACCAACCGACGCGACTATGCAGGAATATCTCTCAGCACTGCGAGATTTCTGGATCATGGTATGGAATGAGAAAAAGGCGGTTCACGCAATCCCAGAGGAATCCTGAATGTCTAACCATCCAAACCGAGGGCCGAAAGGCCTTTGTTCCAATCCTGCACCAGCCGAAATAGTCGAACTGCGGAAGGGGTTCGGCTTCACGCAGAGTTTTTGCGCGAGCCTTGTGTTCAACACTTTGCGCAACTGGCAGCAGTGGGAAGCTGGTGATCGGCGCATGCATCCTGCCTTCATGGAGCTATTCAAGATCAAGGCGACTGCGTTTAAACTCGCTGAATCTGCAAAATTACCTGCTTGAGCGCTCATTTTCGTTTCGCTGCCTTCGCTATTCCGCCCTTTCGAGCGATGCTTGACCGTTTAGCAGGGGTGAGCGCCTTTGCTCTGGCTGGGCCTCCCTTCGCCCCCCCCAACGACCCTAATACTACTGCGCTGTGATGCGGTTCCAGAGTTGTGCTTGAGCGCTTTGCCGTTTTCTTGCTTGAGCGTTTAACCATGTTAATTCACCTTTAATTCACGCAACATTGTTTGATAGGCGTGGTTTGATGTGTATCCAAAGCCTGCCTTGTTTTCAAATATACAAACCCAAGAACGTGCGTCACGTCTGAAAATATGCGGCTTCTTGCCGACCAGACCATATCGAAGAATGGAAACGAAATTGGTCATATACATTCCGTTCATTTCAGTCACTCCGCTTGATTGCAATGCTTCTGATGAATTTTCAATATCACCTCACCGAGCGAGTGGCGCGGTTCGTGGCCTCTTACCATGTTTTGAATGGCGCTTTTGTCTAAGCCGGTCATCCTGCTCACTTGACCGCTATCGATTCCTGCGCCTCTCAGGTCGAGAATGATCTGCCGCCAGTCAAGCGGCTCTATAGGCTCTATATCAACAAGCATTTTCCGCTCAATCGAAAATAATTTAATTAGTCCTTGCAAGTGCAAGTTATAAGCACTATATTACAGCATCGGAACTAAAAACGCAACTGGAGAACGATATGATTGGAATTGGGGTAATGATAGGTCAGCTTGAAGGAGGTACTGAATCTTCATTGGTGTATAGCAATGCGCTTCAAAAAACAATCTCTGATCTAGTTTTGGGCCAAGACGATCAGTTGCACTTTTCGTTTAGTGACGGCTCGAAAATCGTTCTCTATGATGATGGGCAAAGTTGCTGTGAGTCGCGGTATATGCAAACTGACGACATTCTCACTGATTTTTTGGGGTCAAAATTCCTTGGGGTAACAATTAAGTACGCGCCAAATATCGTGAGCGATGACGAATGGATTGAGCATGAAGTACAGTTCTTGGAAATACTAACTAGTAAGGGTTCGATAACGTTGTCTACTCACAATGAGCATAATGGATACTATGGAGGATTCAATATCGTTATGGGAGAGGATTGATTATAAAAATCAAAAAACCGCCGGAAATTTCAGACGAAGAATTGGCAGAACTTTTTAATTAACCAACAAGGAGTAAATATCATGATCAACATCGAACCAATCAAACTGCTTTCAGGATCACACGCCGATACCGGAACCACTGGTCAAGGCTGTTTCATGAACGTAATCGCCTACCTGAACGGCGAGGAACAAATCACCGATCAATCAACGTGCGTTTGCGTTACGATTCGTCCGATTGCAATTTTCCTGAATGATTTTGGAAATGACGAACAACGCCAAAGGTTGCTGCCATTCGTCATTCGTGCAATGGGAAGCGCTACGGATGACCGCGTTGAAATGAATCGGCGTCTTGCTGCTGTCGTGAAATATGCTGAATTCAATGCTCGATTAGCCGCCGAGTCCGCCGAGTCCGCCGCCAAGTCCGCCAAGTACGCCAAGTACGCCGCCGAGTCCGCCGAGTCCGCCAAGTACGCCGAGTACGCCGAGTACGCCGCCAAGTCCGCCAAGTACGCCAAGTACGCCGCCGAGTACGCCGAGTCCGCCGAGTCCGCCGCCAAGTCCGCCAAGTACGCCGAGTACGCCGCCAAGTCCGCCGAGTACGCCGCTCGACGTGAAGCCATATTTCAAGCTGGGGTCGATTATCTTGACGAGGTTTGTCCTGCCGCGATGGAATGCAATCAAGAAATCATTTGCCGTGCGAATAAACTCATTGAACTGGCTACGGTGTAATCATGGAAATCAAAGTCACAATAAAGAGCGTATACGGTCGCCGCACCATTTACCCAGCATGCGACAAATCAGCAATCTTTGCGCACATCGCTGGGCTGAAAACTCTGACCGATGAAATGGTCAAGGACATCAAGGCGCTGGGTTACGAGATTACCGTTGTTCAAGAAGCTGCGACTCTGTGAGGTTGACATGTACACCGAACAACAAATTGAGGCAGTCAAAATAATGCACGAGGCAACCCTAGCGGTCTTTTTGGCCTCACAGGACGTTATCAAACACCCTGAAAGCAACGCTATGGAGAGAGCGAGAAAGTTCCAATACTGCGCATCTAAGGCTATCCATGATGCCTTTAACCCTTCGTTCCGGGCCTCTGATCGCTCTTGATCCAATGTTCGACGGCAGCGGGGCCATCTCCCGCTTTTCAGACCGTGTGAAAGTGTGGTCACGATCCCCGCTTGGCTTGCGTTCACACCGTCGAATCTGGATTTAGCTAATCACCTTAATTACTTCGTCTTTCTCGATGCTCGCAACTTCTGGATCACAGAATATTTTCACGGTTTTTTCGCTATCCACAAAGCCTACTGATCCATCATCCCAAGTCATTCTTTTTTCTTGCGCTACTGATTCCGCAAGATGACAGCAGGCAATCCAGTAATCTGATGGGGATAGTTTAATGATTTTTTCCACGATTCATTCCTTGTCTGGATACTTCACGCTTGACGCCCTGAAAAACACTTGCAGCGTCTTGCCTTCTTTGTTGCGGACTTCGATAACTGATTGATCTGGCTTCATTGAAACCCATGTTGCACCGACAAACCGATTTTCTTTTCCGTTGCTGTCGATTACGTCGAAATACTCATCAGTCATACAAAGCACGGCCCTTAGATGTCAGCGCTTTGAGCGCGTCTTGCTGCTCCTGGGGCTGCGTGGCTGCAAAGGCGTCGATCTCGTCATAGACGGCCAAGTGTGGCTGGATTGCAGCGAGTTGAGCCTGTTCGCTTGCCAGTTGCGCATTCGCTGCGTCAAGCGCGGATTGTGCGGCTGTTACGGCTTGTTGCGATGCAGCGATTTTGTCTTGAAGTGCCATGATCTTGCCTTTCTTGGTGAAAAATCCTTGGAATAACCAATCGATATGAATCATACGGTTCTCGACATCGCGTAAATCCGAGCCGCCACGAACACTGGGCGAAACCTCGGTAACTCGTCCGGGATTCTGACAAAGGAGTCAAAACCCGTTAATTCTTTGTCCTGCGGTTCAATCGCTCGGTAGACCTTTAGCAGTCTACCGAGTTGTTCAACAACTGATTGCCGAACGTCTGGATTCATCAGATGTTCGGATAGGACTTGCCGTCACGGATGTTTTTCGGATCAGCGGGGGCCGAGGATTCAAGATTGTGCTTGCTCTTGACCACGTTCGAACCGCTGCCGACTGCCGTGTTTTGTGGTGCGCTGCCGCCCTTGCTAGGTGGTTGTGCGCCTTGAGGTACTTTGCCGAAAATGCCCATTTTATTCTCCAATTGGTTGAAAATGCACGGCTGTTTTACGCGTAAAGCCGTGAAATCACATATTACTACTTGCTTCGCTCATATTCAATGCGTGCGTTGATGACTTGTAAATTGAGTAATTTTATAGTTTCGTCTGTCATTTCCTGCATCGCTGTTAGATTCGCTATTTGACTGCGCATCATTGATGCGCTAGCTTTGAGCTTTGCTAACTGCAATTCTGCATCTTCAATTTCGGCGAGATTTGTCATTTCTTGCCGCACATCTTTGCTGTTACTGCTGCAATGCGGTCAGATTCAGACTGCTCCTTTAATCGAAGTACCCATCCGTCAGTTTCGCGAGTGTATTTCTCGATCATGGCATCAGCGATATCTTCAGCGCAAGGCAGATATGTGCCGCGTATCTCGAAATCAACAACCATCCCTTTGATGATAAATCGTTTTTGGATTTCCGAATCAGCGAGCGCAATATAGCCGCCTTCTTCAAAGCTAACCAAGCTGATGCCTGGATGTGCGTGCTTTGGATAAACGCTAAGAATCGTCAGTTTCATGACGTTACCTTTGCTTTGGGTTTGATGATGGTTTTGGCATGGCCCGGAACCGCTGCCGAATCTTTCATGCAAACCGCGATAGTGTTGTCCAAATAATCATTTGGATATTGTTTTTTTACGCGATCAACATGAGATTGGCATTGCTCCTGCGTGTCATAGCCAAGATCAGGAACCATCGAGTAAGTGAAGATGCCACCAGTGATATTCAGAACGAAGATAAGCCACATGATTGCCCCCTATTCGTTTGCAACGGTCGGTGAAGCGGTTTTTAAATCGCTTGGCGGTGGTACATAGGGCCGCGCCGGGGGAAGCTTGGCGAGCTTCTTTAAATCGCTGATGCTGGTTCCGGTAACTTCGTGAATCCTGATCAAAGTCAGCCCACCGACGCCAATCTTTGCGCTGCGCATCTTGCTGATTTGTGGTGGGGTCATATCCAAAACCTTGGACAGCGCCGCGTCATTTTTCAGCTTCAGGTGATTCATCGCATGGTCAAGGAGATTGTTCGCAGGCGGCTTCTCGCGAACTTTCACTGGAATCAACGAGGTCGGCGGAGTCTGGTACATGGCAATTCCTCTCTAGGGCTTGCTGAAGCGCTTGCTCAGCGTGGTTGAATGCCTCAACAAACCTTGAGGCGGGGCGAACGGGGATTTTCAAATGTCTGCAAACTGATTCATGGGATAGCTGGTACGTGTAGGCGGTCACTAGCATGGTTTTGTGAGCTTCGGATAACATGAATATGGCTTCGTCCAGCTTGCGAGCGTCAACTGGATCGCCTGCGCCGCCTTTGCACTTTACCCATAGCGCCCAATTTTCTAGTCTGTGGCGAGTGTTCATTTTATCCTCGACGAATACGCCGTATATTGAAGAACGGCATCCCGAACAGTTGAAGCTGGTACATTCAGCACCTTGCCAATCCTCTCATACCCGAATACTCCCGGATTGTGCAATTCCTTCGCTTGGCGAACTTGCTCATCGGTTAGTTTTCTTGCCCGTGTCATGCCGCAACCTCCGCGAATAAATCAGCAGTATGCGATGTTGCGGTCGCCATGTTCTTCAATGCTTGTTCGTAATAACTTGGTTTCAATTCACTACCAATGAATCTCCGACCCATTTTTACGGCTGTATATCCCTCACTTCCAACTCCAGTAAAAGGGCTAAATACAAGGTCACCTGGGGCTGTCCACAACTCCATTGCGCGTTCAATGACGTCAAGTTGCAAAGGGCAAATATGTTTGACGTCATCGTCTTCTCGTGCATCACGGAAATTCAATGTGCGCGACTGGTCGATATCAAACCAAACAGGCGATGCATATCGCTGCCACATTGTTACCGGAAATTCCTCTGCTGTATGACTGATGAACTTTTCATTCTGTCCAGGCTTGCGGAAAACTACAAGATAATCAGCCAGTCCTTGACGGCTCATCGAGCTGTCTTTCTTGATTGTTTTGTGCAGTAGTCCAAGTGCTTTCGTGCGCTGCATCGCCACAACCGGATCTTTCCAAATGCATACTTCCGAATGGTAGATGAATCCTGCAGCTTGATGCGCACGGATAATATCGCCACGGAAGTCACGAATACCAATAAAACCATCATTCGCTTTTGATGTCGTCAAATTCATGCAGTGGACTACAACTAAACGACCAGGCTTCATCATTCGATAATTCTGTTCAATTAGGAACTGGTAATGAATCCTGAAATCTTCCGTTGACTTGTTGTTACCCATATCCCGGTCAGAGTTCGAATAGGTAAATAGTGATTCGAATGGTGGACTATAAATTGTGAAGTCAATAGATTCATCGACAATCTCTTGTGATAAGTCGATGCAATCTGCGTTGTGAATCGTCCACTGTGGGGTTTCTTTCACTTGCCGCACGTAGTCCATTTTCTCCTGTGTCGCGCCGAATATTTCCTTTTTCATCGAATCACTCATGAATTTCACCATCTCCGATCCCATAGTTTCGTTTTGTTCTTCTTTTCGTTTTATGTTGGCAACGACCGCACCTTCTGATTCTGCGCTAATAACATGTACATTTACTTCTGATTCCTGACCAAACCTATAGAACCGGCGAATTGCCTGATAATACTGTTCCCACGAATCAGACAGTCCGACGAATGCCGTGTTGTGGCAATGCTGAAAATTCATACCCGCTCCAAGTATGCGTGGTTTGCTAATCAGAACACGGATACCGCCGTCAATGAAGGCGTTGACACACTCCTCTTTATGTTCGATGGAATCGCTGCCAGCTACATCAACCGCGCCATGAATCAACTTAACGAGCTTCTCCGCCTCTTCATTGCGATGACACCAGATAACCCATTGCTCGGTCGATGCATTGACGACATCGGCGCATTTTTCAACGCGATCATCGATGCTTTCCTTGCGTGCCTTGTTGCGATCCATAAGACCACATGCGATATCTGCGAATAATCCGTCGGTAGTTTTAGACTCGACAACATGATCGAACATATTCAATTTTGGCAAAACATACGATGAACCGTCAAAGCCAAGATCGGACGGACTCCTAATAACGCACGCCCATGTTGATAGCCATTCCCAGAACTTGGCCTTCCCGTGACCCTTTAAAATCCATGTTCCAGTATCGCCAGCGTCATTGATGAAAAACATTGCCAGCATTTCAGTCATACTCATGATGCCAAGGAACTCCGATTGATTGCCCAATTCCATGAAGTCATTCGGGCTTGGCGTTGCCGTGCAACTCAGTCTATAAGGGACTGTCTGACATGCGGAAATAATTGCATTGCGTGTTTTCCCATCGCGGTTTTTGATAATACTAGATTCATCCAACACAATGCCGTGAAAGTCATCCAGATTGAATCTGTCAAGCATCTCGTAATTCGTGATATTGATACCTGGCTTAGAATTTTCCTGATCGCGGCAAAAGTTGATATCAATGCCGAATTTAATTCCTTCGCGCACTGTTTGTTGTGCTACGCATAATGGAGCCACAATCAACACATCACCATCGGTATGGTCGATTACAGACTTCGCCCAACTTGTCTGCATCAATGTCTTGCCAAGACCTGTATCAGCAAAAATAGCGGCACGTCCACGCTTCAATGCCCACTTCACAATGACTCTCTGGAAATCGAACAAGTTCACATTGAGTGATTCAAGTTCAACATCAAATCCTGAAATAATCGGCGTGATCTTTTTTCTTTCTAAGAATTTTTGGTATGTTTCATTCATTTTTTTAACTCTTTCAGTTTAGCCACGTATTGGGCTTTGATCCGCTTCAGTTCATCAATCGACCACTTGGCAGGGGTGTTGTTGCTCTCCAGTGCTTCGTTAGTTTTCTTGCGCGTGTCATGCAGCACCACCTTAATCACACAGACCGTATGATGACGCACATACAGTTGACTCGTGGAGTTCGGTCAACAGTGAAAACTGTTTACCGCCTCGGCTAGTTTTCGACCATTCGACAACCGAGTAAATGTTGTTTTCTTTGGCGTAGGCTTGCTTATTCATGACGACTTCTCCCATCCACGGCGCAGGAATAAACGTCGCGGCTTGCCGTTTGCTACAAGCCGCGACCTTCTTTTCCCATTCAGATATCCTCTCGATGTGTTCCGGGAAGCGCAGCGCAATTTCCTTAATTTCTCCCTTGTTGGCATTGATGCATGGCATGCAACCAACTCGTCCCATTCCGCATTTGTATAGTGGATTGGGTTCGATACCATGGCTGGCGGCGTAGACGAATGTGTCATCGGCAGTCCAGTCAACAATGGGTCTGTACACATAAAGCTGGTCAGAAATTTTCTCGAATTTCTTAGCGTGACGGCGGTTCAGAGATTCGTCACGCCGCACGCCTTGCCAACTAACGACTGTATGACCAGCGTCAACCAGTTCTAGCTGGTATCCGACCGCCATGTCACGCTTTAAGTGCTCTGTGCAAAACTGCGCTTTTCTAGAAGGGAAGCGGCCTTTCCACATGCACATATCTAAGAAAGGGTTGCCGGTTGGGTATAGGTTCGCAAGAGCGCGGCGCTTTGCCTTGTTTGTCCAGCGCACGCGCTTACCTCCGCCGATCTTGATCGTCTTATGGACTGGCTCGCCCTTCTTGTTGAGAACAATGTTGCCCAGTCCGTCACGCTTCGGTACTGGTGTCTTGCCATCGACCTCGAACACTGGCTTGGTGTCATATTCCCTGCGTGTGCGCTGATCGCGAGCGATAAAATACCGTTTTGCGGCAATTTCCGCGTCAAAATTTGCGCACAAGATGACGATCTGAATACCAGTTTCGCGCTCCAAGTAATCGCGGTGTGACCAAACAAGTTCGCTCTCGTTGCCGGTGTCGCAAATTATTCCGCGCACTCGATGCGCGCCGAAACGCTCCTTAGCTAGCAACAATGTCGCTACGCTATCCTTACCAGTTGAGCATGATACGACGTGAATGATACTCATTTTTTCAACTCTTTCAGTTTAGCCACGTAATGGACTTTGATCTGCTTCAGTTCATCAATCGACCACTTGGCAGGGGTGTTGTTGCTCTCAAGTGCTTCGACGGCTTCTAGGCCTATTTTGGCGATTAGCCGAGGCCGATACTTTGCGATGTTTCCAGACAAATACGAATTACACTTTTCGCACTGCAAATGCACGTTCTGTTCATTGAACCTCAAATGTGGTGCTGCACCCACAGAGAGGAAATGCCCAGCGTTCACCTTGCATCCGCTTGAAGTGCCGCAGGAAATGCACGGCTGTCCGGCATCACGCTCCCTGATGAATTTATTGAAAACAACTTGCGCCTCCTTCAACCAGTCAGACCGCGACTTCAATTTATCCAGACGATCCTTCTTTGCCTTAGTCGCTAGTTTTGATGCCGCCCTTTCATTCTTTGCGCGAATTGCCAGTGCAAAATTAATCGCGCAATCGGGGCTACAAACTACCGCGCCGAAATTATGATGCGGCTGAAACTCCTTTCGGCATGCTTTGCAGCGGGGGAGCTTCACTTTATTTGTGCGGTTAAGCATCAGAATCTTCCTGAAAGGATGGTGAATGCTGTTGCAGCCACTCGCGGACATTGCGCATTCCCAAGGGCGACAAGGCGCTCCAATCTGTGGGGAAATCCATCCTCTGTTCCGTCCAGCGTGGGCAGATTTTTAATCTGCCAATCTCGGTTCCACGGTAAATGTTTCCACTTCCCCCTAATTCCTGAAGTGTGCCGCCCCAATGATTGCTTCCAGCGTTCGGTGTTGGGATCATTCGTCTCAATAGATGTTCGCCTAATCGCACTCCTCTTGATGTCGCATGTTGGCGCTTGGATACAAGCGCCAAGCTCATGCTCTCCGATCTGCAATCCGTTGCCACTGGCGTGGGCAACAATCCAGATTCTCTCTCTTTCGTGATTTCCTCCCAGTGCCCCGACTGAAAATATTCCCCATTCCGAATCGAACCCCATCTCGACCAAGTCTCCGAGAACTCGGTGTAACCCCCTAGAAGTGAGAGCTGGGCTGTTTTCCACGAAGACGATTCGCGGTCGTACTTCGCCAATGATGCGCTTGAACTCTGCCCACAATCCGCTTTTATCGCCGTCGATTCCTGCCCCTTTTCCTGCGGTGCTGATGTCCTGACAGGGAAACCCGCCCGCGACAATATCGATGAGTCCACGCCACTTTGTTCCGTCAAATTTCGCGACATCATCAAAGATTGGAAAGAAGGGAAGACTCCCGTCTTCCTGCCGTGCCGCCAAGACTTGCTGGCAATAGCTATTGATTTCGACTGCGCAGACGGGTTGATGTCCGAGTAGTATGTCGGCAAGAATCCCTCCGCCAGCGCCTGCAAATAGATGCATAGTTCTGAGTCGCTGCAATTTACTGGCCCTCCCATTTGTTTTTCTTCGAGCAGTTTTTCGTGTGCCACATTGGGCGTAGATTGTTTCATCACCGAATCTCGCCACGCTTAGCAGCCGCACGGTGTTCTGTGGTTTGCTTTGCCATGAATCGCATGAACTTTTGTGTCTTTGCGAAGGTTTCAGAAGATAGCGCAGCCAGGAAGCCGAACGATGGCCCCCAAGCTTCGCCGGTTGGTGCGGTTTTGAAGATGTGCTTTTTCATGGCTATGCGCTCACTTGTTCGCCAAACAGTTCATGGACGTTTTCAGGCGCAGGCGGCACAAGCTTGATTTCGATTTCTTGCTGGATCATGTCGCACAACTTGCCAACGTCTTTTACTTCAGGATGAACGATCACGCGAAATTCAATTCCTACAGACCCACCGCCGTATGGCGTGAACTTGAATTTATCGACCTTGCAATCCATGAGCTTGATGTCACTCTTGCCGCCAACGCCGTAGCCAACGGTGAGGTGGTATCCGGTTCCGGTGTAATCCCACTTGATCGCTCCCATCTGCGGAAATACCAGTTCGGTCAATGCACCGTCTTCTTCCTGCTGCTCGATAAAATCCGGGTTTGTCGCTTCTTTGAAAATCATCTGGCGCAAACGCGGGTGAAATTCGATAAGCTTCTCGTTATTGCAATCGGCTGAAAACTTCAAATCGAATGCAGCTTTTCGCTCATCTCCATGAATCTCTGCGCGTGCATTCACAGATACAAGCATTACTTTCTGTTCAATTTCAAACATTCTTCTTCTCCTTGGGTTGTGCTACAAAATACCGCGTTGCTTTTGAAAATCGCGGAATAACATGGTGTGTTTCTCGTACCACAGCTTGCATCGTCCTTCCCAATCGCCATTGCGCTGCTTGTCGCAAATCAGAATTGAGTCTGGTACGTTTTCCTCCACGTCTTTCCCCGCTTCGATGTCGCGCTCTTTTTTCTTGTTTCGCCACACAATCAAAACATTGTCTGCCATGTTGCTGATGTCCGCGCTTCCACTCACATCAAACCGTGTCGGCATGCGTTCGTCGTTGTCCGGCTTTTTCAAATGCACAACGAGGTGAATGTGGATACCGTAGTCGCAAGCCGCTGCCGTGATCTCGTTCAAGAATTTTTTCTGCTCGCTTAGATCGTCTGCCTTGGTCATGATCTTCATTAAGCTATCCACCACTACATGCTGACATTGCAGCTTCTCTGCGCAGTGTTTGATGACCGCTATCATGCGATCTGGCCTTGTTGTTCCTTGCTGATCGTAGAGCCAAATTTTTCCATTTGTGCGCGTCAGAAAATCAAGAACTTCATCACGCCTTGGTTGCGCATTGCGGAAAACTTGTCTTACAATTCTGGCCAATGTTTTCACTGGCTTCATTTCAAAGCTAGCGATGCAAATCTTCTGCCCCTTCTCTGCAAGATTCGTCAATACCTGCCCAGTGAGCATAGACTTTCCAGAACCGTTGTACCCAGACCAAAGCGTAACCTCTCCCGGCCTGAAGTCCAGCCAAGTGTTCGCAAACGGCAATCGCGGATACATCGATTGCTCGTTGACCGGCGCAAGCGTGTGCATGATCCCATCAAGAAAATCACGCGCTGGTTTGATTTTTTCAAGATGATCCGTTTCCTTGAGATACTCATCGAAATTGATGGTGTCCGGCTCCAGAATCCCCGCGAATTGCTCAATATGCATTCCATGCCCCATCTTTGAAAATCAGCATTGGATCAATCTCGCCAAGCGTGCAAAGTACCACCATGCGCGCTCCAGCAGCCGCTAGGCGCTCCGAAAGGTCGATCAGGTCATCACACATCGCGGGTGCATGCAAATGCACTGTGCAGTCGTGGACGAATCTAAAATCTTCTTCGCGCCATGCTTCCGCAATTTCCATTTCGACGGTCGCATGCTTTTTCGTCCGCAGGAAGGTTTCAGGGTCGCCCATCAAGCCGCGTCCAAGATCAACCTCAAAAAATATTGATCCTGGCTTGTACCCTGCTTTGCGCGCAGCGCGGATAGTTTCTTGTCCGTTCATTGCATGAACCAATCTGGCGAATTGCCGTTTTTATTTTCCTTGTCAAGCCAAGAAGCCTTGAACCCGGCCCACCCATTTGCGCAGCATGTTTTTAAAACATCGTTTGGCAAGAGGGAGGTTTTTTTAATTTCATTGAAAATAATATCGAACGCTGTTTCTGTTGGAGCAAGCTTTTTTACTTTCCTAACTGCAAGCCAGTCTTTTGCCACTTTTTCATCTATCCCGCGATTTTTCAAATCATCAAGCGGTGAATATTTTGAATTCTTTGGTGCTATGTTTTTGTTTTTTTTATTTAAAGGTGAAGGTGATGGTGATGAGCATGAATCAAGCATTGCTTGAGCATTGCTTGGAGCATTGCTTGGAGCATTGCTTGGAGCATTGCTTGGAGCATTTTTTTTGTCTCTCCATCTAGCCGCAGCACCAGCAGCAGCGCGGCTTTGCGCTGTTTCTCTATTTTTATCAGCTTTGGCTAACTCTTCGTCTATCCGACCATGCCGCCAATATCCATCGACTACATTGAAGTAATGCTTGATCGATGCTTGAGCAATGCTCCAAGCATCGATTGTCATTCTAGTAATTTGCGCAAGAACTTCAGGATTGTCGGGAGGCGGTCCGCTTTTCCAATAATCCATCATCAACAGAAGGTAAGCCCCATGTTGTTGTGTGGTAAGTCTGGAGGTAGCCGCCAAGTAGTCACCTATGTAAATTGGCATCCAGATATCAGCCTTCTCAGCCATGCAAACCCTTTGAAAACCCCACGCAAAAGTTAGCGTCCCGGAACGGTCGTCTAGCGACTGGAGGGCATTTACGTGGAGTTATCGAAAGATTCACAA